GGAGCTAATCCCCAACACCTTTTTCGCGGTGTCCAGGACACCCTTACCGATGGATGTGATCTTGTCCCACAGTGCGCCGGCCGCCCCGGTCACACCGTTGATCAAACCCATGATCAGGTCTTTGCCGACTTGCAGCATCTGCGCGGGCAGCCCGGTCAGGAACGTCCACACCGTGGTCCACCCGGTCGTGACCGCGGTGGACACGGCCGTCCACGCGGTTTGGGCGGCCGTAACGATCGAGTTCCACAGACCGGTTGCCCACCCAACGACGGTGGCGACTAGCCCGGACAGGAACCCCCACACGGCGTTCCAGCCGGTGGTGACTGCTGTGCTGACCGCCGTCCACGCCGTGGTGGCCGCCGTGACAATCCAGTTCCATGCGGTGGTGGCCCAACCGGCGATCGTCGAGCCGATCCCGGACAGGAACGCCCACACCGCGTTCCAGCCTGTTTGAACGGCGGCGACGATCGCATTCCAGGCTGCGACGACCGCGCCGGAAACGGCGGACCATGCGGCGATGGTCCACGCTTTGATGGTGTCCCAATTGGCGATGATCAACGCGGCGAGTGCGATCACGGCGGCGATAACCCACCCGATGGGGCCCAGCGCGATGAACCAGGCCAGGGCGACACGGGCCGCCGCGAGCAGCGACTGAGCCCCGATCCAAATCCACTTACCGACGAACGCCGCCGCCGCTGACGCCATGGTGCCAACCGCGGTGAGCATCTGCGATCCGGTGGCGAGGACCCACGCCCCGGCGGCTTTCGTCGCATTGATCGTCGATTTCAGGGCGATATCAGCCCAAATGCTGACCCAGTTGGCGGCAATCCCGACGAACTTCGAGGTAGCCTGCGCGGCCTGTGTGCCGGTCGCTTTCAGCCACGCCCCGGCCGTTTTCGTCGCCTCAATCGTTGACTTGAGGGCGACGTCGGCCCACAGGGAAACCCAGTTCGCCGCGGTGCCCACGAACTTGGACGTGGCCGACGCGGCGTTACCCGCCGAGGTCAGCAAATTCTTCCCGGCAGTCAGCGAACTCGCCGCGAATTCGCCCATCTTGACGGCGGCGCCGCTGAGGTTTTGCAGCAGACCAACCGCCCCGGCGACCCCCTTGATGAGGCCGGTCAGGGGTGAGAGGACGAACCCGAGGACCTTCGCCCCGGCGCCGAACGCGAGGACACCACCGATGACGGGGGCCAGTTGCGGCGCCCACGCCGACAGGAACCCGCCGACCTGTTGCAGGATCGGGCCGAGGACTTCGAGCGCGGATTTAAGCTGTGTGCTGATCGCGTTCGACACCTGTTCGATGAACGGTTTCGCCTTCAAAAACGCCGGGTAGAATTGTTCCCACGCGGTTTTCGCCAGGTCGATCGCGGTTTTCAGGGTGCCGCGCAGGAAGTCGCCGAGTTGCTTCAGCGCACCTTGGACCTGGGCGCTCGCCATGAAGTCTTTGAATTGCTGCGTGAGGGCTTTCAGGCTGGCCAGCGACGCCCCCGCCCCGCCACCGGACAGCCCGGTGAACAGGGAACCGATCGCGCTGGCCACGTTCGAGATGATCGAGAACAGGTCTTTGACACCCTGGACCGCGTCGGTGATCCACTTCTTGAGTTGCCCGGTTTCCCGGGCCTTCGAGATGAACGCCGCCCACTTCGCGGTGAGGGCCCCGGTGTTCTGTGTCATGTCGCCGATGACCTGCAAACCGACGGATCCGATGTCGGTGAAGATTTGCAGGATCGGTTGCACCGAAGACTTGAGGTTGGCGAGGATCGCGCCGACCGTGGAGAACGCCGTGCCCACGTCGGCCACGGTTTTCTTTTGCCCGGCGAACTTAAAGAATTCCTGAACGAGCCCATTGAGCGCCGTGGCAACCCCACCCATACCCGTCTTAAGGACGGGCAAATATTTGGTCGACAGCGACGAGATTTCCGCGGCGACGTTCTTAAACAGGGCTTTCTGTACCGTCGCCTGGATGTCTTCCCACACGGGTTTGATCTTGCGCAGGGATTCGGCGAGCTTCGCCGCTTCGGGCGGCAACTTGGCGATGGCCTTCGCGTACTTTTTCGGGTCGTCCTCGGTGAGCGCTGCCTTCGCGGCGGCGCCCACCCCGTCCATGCCGACCTTCAGGGTTGCCGCGACCACACCGACACCGACCAGGGCACCAGCGGCCAGGCCGGCGAGGCCCGACAACTGGGTGAGCGCCGAGCCCATGAACTGAACGGCGCTCCCGGCGACCTGGATGGTGCCGGCCACGGCGACGAGCGCGGTACCCGCGTTGTTGATGGCCCCGACGAACTTGCCGAGGTCGGCGGTCATCGAACCGAACGACGACTTGGCGTCTGACCCGAGTTTGGTCAGGGACGAGCCGAGCGCGGACAACGCCGGGCCGGCCTTCGCCGTGTCCACGTCCACTGTGATCGTGTTCTTTTTGTCGATCAGCGTCGCCAGCTGGACACCGAGGGACGCCAACCGTGCCTGGGCGACGGCGATGTCCGCGTCGACCTTCGCCGTGTGCGGTTTCCCCGACAGCTCTTCCAAACTCAACGTCAGTTTGGCGATGTTCGCCTGGGCGACAGCGACGTCGGCGTCGATCTTCGCCTCGGTGAGATTCGGGATCCCCTTCAGTGACGAGTTGGCGTCGGACGCGGCGCGGGTGACCCCGGACGCGTCCGCGTCAATGGTCACCGATACCCGGTTGTCGATCGACGAGATGAGCTTTTCCAGGGCGGTCAGGTCGGCGAGGATCGCCTTAAGGTTGGCGTCACCGTCAATCTGTAGTTTCGACGTCCTCGTCGCCACTCGGCAACGCCCCCCTTTCTCGTCGTCTGCTGGTGGTGCCGCCCGATTGTTCCGACCATTTCAGGAGGAAGTCGGACAGTTTCAGCTTCTTACCCTTTTTGCCGCGGTTCGAGTTCGCCACAGTGAGGGCGATTTCGGCGGCGTGGAAGTCACCGCGTTGCGGGCCGAGCGGCCCAACGATCCGCTCGTAAACCTCCCACTCCTGCAACTCCGAAGCGGAAATACTTTTTAGTAGTTCGCCGACAGTGCGACCGAGGTAACCGGCGAGGCGGAAGTGGAAGAGCCGTTCGTGGTCGGCTCTGAGTCGTTTCCCATTTCGTCGAACTCGTCCTCATCGGCGACAACCCGGGACAGGCGGCGGGCGACGGTGGCGAGGCGCTCAACAGCGCCGGACCCCTTTTTGAGTAGGCCGGGGGCGTCCATGTCAGCGAAAATCCGCTGGCCGTTCTCGTCGCGGACGGCGGCGCACACCAGGCGGGCGGTTTGCCCGCGCAGCTTCTTAGGGTCGACTTCCATGTCGCCGCGCTGGCGGCGGCTCGAACGGAGCATCGACTGGCGCCAGGTGTCCAACTCTTCGCCGGTGAGTTCGTACACCCACACGTCGAGGCCCCATTCGTGGACGTGGACGAGTTCGCGGGCCAGCTTGACCGCGGCCAGCTGATCGGGGGAAGTCAGTACGGGGTATGCAGACAACGGGGGTTCTCCTGTGATTAGCGGGTGAACGCGCGGTCGAACACGTTCCCGAATGCTTGTTCCGCTTCGGGGGTGTCCGAGTCGAACGTGGGAAGAAAGTACGGTTGCGCGTTGATCCGCACTTTGCGGATGAACACGATTCCGCTACGGCCGGCGAACTTCAGTTTCTGTTTGTTCGCCACAACGGTGCCGCCGAACTCTTGGATCAGCGCGTACTTCGAGTCGGTACTCACCGACGCCGAGGTCGGCCCGTTGCGGGTCACCTCGATGGACGCGGCGAGGGCACCGGATCGTTGCGGGGCACGGTCCTGGGCGCCTTTCTGGTACACCGCCATGGCCGCCTCAATCGCCTCGGTGACGACCGGTGGGGAACTGGCGGCGATCGCGGCGTCCAGGGCACGGCGCACGTCTTTGAGATCAATGTCCACGCGCACCGTGCCCTTCCCCATTAGCGCAGGTGCCTTGCGAACGCCACGACCACAGTCGTGGTGGGGGTGGTACCGGCGGTCTGGGTGACCGTCGCCCGGACCTGCGCGGGAATGGTGGCGCTGGACAGCGTCGCCATGCGGGCGTGACCCTTCGCGGTGAACGCGGTGAACGTCAGGATCGGCGCCCACGTGGAACCGTCCGCCGAACCTTCGATCTTCACGACCACACCGGTAGGGGCGCCGGTTATGCCGATCAGGTGGACGTGCGCGGAACCACCCTTCGTGGTCGCCGCGAGGGAAACCTTCGGGTCGCCGAGAACGGCGGTGACGCCGGTGACGAGCACGTCGGACCCGAACAGCACGGTGCCGCGCTTGACGGACGACGCCCGGAATTCCCACTCGTCTTCGGCCAAATCGTCGGCCTGAACGTCGAGGTCTTCGGACGTCTGAATGAGCGGGACCAGGAATGCGGGCAGTCCGGCGACGGCGCCGCGCGGGCAAATGGTGCACGTCTGGTCGCCGGGCACCCCGAACGTCTGCTCGAGAACGTCGTCGAGGCTGTCGTCGTCGCCGGACCAGTGACCGGACAGGGTCACCGTGTTCTCGTGTGGGCCGGACAGGAATTCCTTGTCGATGGCCCCGAATCGGGTCACCTCGATGTCGTCCGCTTCGCGCTCAATTTCGAACTCGTTGAGGAACTCGGACGCGTCGATTTGGTTTACCAGGATCGTGGCATCACGACCGGCAATTGCGTGCGGCATTAGTTACTCTCCCCTTCAGAAGTTGCCGGGCGGACATATCCGGCGTCCACGACCCAATCGGGTGGCCACCCCGGAGCGGCGTCGTCGATCACGTCGCCTGGCTCCGCGCTGTGTTGCGTTCCGTCTTCCCCCGGGTACTCGGTGAGGCAGACGTTTTCCCACACTCGGCTAATGCGAGTAGGCTTATTCGCCATTCGTTTGGTGTCCTTTTCAGGCGAGTAGCTCAACGACGAGTTGCGCACCGAGGTAGGTCGCACCGCCGACTGTGACCGTTCCGTACTGGGTTCCCTCGATCACCCGGAATGGTTGGCCGTCGAACCGGGCCTTGTTCATGACCGACACCACCCCGTCGGGGCCGGGTGACACGAGCGTGTTCAGCAACGTGTGCCCCGACGTGTCCGCGATTCGGGACGCCAACACGACAACCTCGACACGCCACGTCGTGGTGATCGAGCCGCCCATCCGCATCTCGTACGCGGCGAAAGGGGAACCGGGGCGGACAACAGCGCAGGGAACCGACACGTTCTCCGGTTCGCTGGTGTACGTCTGCATTCCGGTGGCCGCTTCGAGGGCGTCGCACAGCGTTTGTCGGACGGCGCCGAAGTCGGCCACGCGTTCTCCTTAGGGAAGTTCGTACGGGGCGAGCAGCGCGCGGGCCTGCGGGGCGAACCCGGGGATGCGGACCGCACCCAAATCGGAGAACCCGGCGACGCCGCCGGTGAGGTCCTTCGATTTGAAGTGGTCGACGGCGAGGATTTGACAGGCCTGGATGACGGCCTCGGGGACGGCGGACCATCCCCACCGGGCGGTGACTTGGATCGCGGCGCGGGCGTACGTCAGCGGGAATGACTTGGTGCCCTTAGCGACGACCCGGTCGTACGGTCGGCCGTTGAGGCGGCGCAACGGTTCGGCCTGCCAGTCGGCGGCGGCCCACACGGTTTCGAACACGCCGTCGCCGTCGTCGTCGGTGGCCACGACCATCCCGGTGGTGGTGGCGTAGTCGCCGGTCCACAACAGTTCAGGGTGATCGGCGCGGAAGATACGCGGGGTGGGGACCGGTTCCAACCAGAATTGGTCACCACGGAACTCGTCGATTTGCCGGCTGGCGGCGTCGATGGCCCGCGCGTATGCGTCGTCGTGGTCCTCGGTTCGCTCGCCAATGGCCTCTTTGAGGGCCTCAATATCGATGTAGCCATTGGTGAGTGCCACTAGTAGGCCTTACGTGCCTTGTTCTTCGGCGGCTCAACGACAGCCTTACCCTTGCTTTCGGCTTTCTTACCCACCGGTGTTGCCGCGTCTCCGTACGCTTTCGCGTCGTCGTCGGACAGTTGCATGGTGGTGGTGTTGCCGTTGATCGTGACTTCGTACTCACGCAATTCCGGCATGATGCCTCCCTCGGTAGGGATGGTGCGGTCCGGTAGCCGCTCCCCGCGTGCGTCACCGGACCGCACCAAGCTCACGGCGCGATAATTCCAGCCTTGCGGCATTCGACCAGCAGGGCGTTCAACTTCGTTCGGACCTTCGCCAACTCGGCGTTGACCGTGGTTTGGTTCACCGTGGCGGTCACGTCGAGCGCCGCCAGGTCAGCGACGGCGACCTCGGCGTAATCGCCCCGGCGAGCACCAGCGGCAGGATTCGCGTATGCCATGTCAAATTCCCCTTTACGGAAGGGTGACCTTGACGAACGCGGTCGGCTGAAGAACACCGAACGCGACCCGCAGCTCGGCCAGGATGGCAACCAGGTTCCGAATGAAGAAATCGGAGTGGCTGTCGGTCATGGTGATCGAGGACTGTTCCCGATCCCACAGGATCGCCTTCCGCCAGTCACCGACATACGCGGTGCCCTGCGGAATTGCCTCGGACTCGATGACGGGCAGGTTCCACAGGGGACCCGCCGCGCCGGTCTGCGACACCGAAGAACCCGAGGGACCGCCAAAGTAGTAGCGGTTCTCGTTGTCGGTGAGCAGGTCAAGACGCTCGACGTCGGTCGGGTGCATGACATATCCGGTCGGGACGGACCGGCCAACAATGCGGACCTTCGTCTTCGCGGTACGCAGCGTCGCCAGCAGATCCGAGCCAACCGCGGCCTGCGTTTGCACGCCGGACACGTTCGCCAAACCTTCCAGGTTTTCACCGGTTCCATCACCGGCGATCATCTGGTCCTCAACCTCTTCCTCAAGACCGTACAAGAGGAAGTTGTCGATCAGAGTGAGCATTTGCGCCGCATCGGACATGGCCCTTTTGGTGATGGGGATCCAGTGCGCGATGGTCCTCACGGGCGTGGTGACCTTGACGGTGGCCAGCGCCGATTCCGGCTTGTATCCGCCACCAACCGCATTCACCAGGGCGGCACCGGACACGGTCTGCGGACCCGAGGACGTGGCTTCCGCAACGGACGCGGCGTTATTGGTGATCCCGGTGACGCGAACATATTCGATGGTGTCCGTGGTCGTGGTACCCGAGGTCACCAGGTCGCGGAGCATCAGGGGACGCTGGAACGGGCCGAGCCCAACCTGAAGGCCCAACCAGTCGTTGCGGACGAACGCCCCACCGGAGGTGTCCGACAGGCCGGTGACCAGCGCCTTCTGACCCGACGTGGCAGGGAGCAGACGCCCGTATCCGACCGGGCGGGACTGCACCCGGTGTTCCTTCGTGAAGTGCCCGCCCGGTGCGGTGGCAAGGAGGCCCTTGTATTCGTCGGACCCGATGAAATGCTGGCCGACGGACTGGCCCTGCGGAATGACGAACCCGTTGGGCTGCGGCTTGTCGGTCTTGTCGACGATGCCGATTCCGTCGCCGAGGTCCTTAATCGCCGCCCGGGTGCGGGCGTCGGCCTTCGCGCCGTCGAGTTCCTTCTTGAGGGCGCCAGCCTTACCCATGAGTTCGGTTACCTGGCCGCGCTCGGCGTCGGTGAAATCCCGATCCCCGGCGGCGTCCGCGATCGCGCGAGCCGCCTTGAGATGTTCAACCATCTCGGCGGTGATCTTGCGGATCCTCTCTTCATTACTCATTATTGGTGCTCCGTTTCCGCTGATTAGTCTGCAATGGAATCGACTTCGGCGATCAATAGCCGTAGGTCGGTGCGCAGACGATCGGAAGCGGCTCCCGTACGGGCGGGCTCATCCACCTTGACCCCGGCCGGGGGGTCGTCGGTGGTGGCGGGCTGGTCGGGCATGGCTTGTGGGTCGTCGTTGCTTATCTTGCCATTCCGCTGCCGCAATGCGACGAGCAGGTCCTGAGTGAATTTGGAAATGATGGTCTCGACGTCCGGGGCGGTAGTCGCGGCGGGCTCGTCGGGGGTTGCCTCGGGCACGACTGCCTTTCCGGTCCTTAGGTCGGTGACGGCGGGAACGTCACCAATGTTGGTGGTGATGACCACGCTCGCCGGCGTGGGGGTGTTGTTGCCGCGTGCGTTTTTGATGGCGAGTAGTTCGGTGTCGCGGTGCGCGCCGACGAGACACGGGCCGACTTCGAACAGGTCGAGCTCGCGGAGTTCGTACGGGGTGTCGGCGTCGAGGCCGTCGGGCGAATCGTCGCCCTCGGCCTTGCGGAATCCGCCGTCCTTGATTTCGTAGGCAAAGCTGAAATCGCGGATTCGACCGCCCTTCAGCAACCGGTATACCTGCATTGCTTTGGGGTTGTTGTCGATGTCGAGCTTCCCGCGCACTTTCAGACCGGCGTCGGTTTCCTCCGCGGACAGGCTGTACCCGATGTGTGAGAACGGGTCGGCCCAGTCGTGGGACCACACCACCGGTACCGGGGCGTTTTTCTCCCCATACGCGGCGAGGGTCTTAGCGAACGCACCGGGCATGACGATGTCACCGACCGAGTCGACCGTACTGAACACGCTCACGATCGCCTCGAACTCGCCCTCGCCGAGGTCGGCGTCTTGCGCGACGGTCTTCACCCGTGCCGGGGCCGTCTTTTCGTAACGCACCCGACTCACCTCATTCCGCTAGTGAAATGTCCATCGAGCACCGGCAGCCGACGCGTTCGTCGTCCGGTAGTTGCAAGTCGCCGGGGTAGCGGCCGCCGTTGGAGAACTTGGCGTCCATCGGGACCGTTTCGCCGTCCAACTTTTGATGCGACGGCCGGGAGGTGGCGGCGTGGGCCCGCCACGTTTTCGTGGCCTGCTTACCGGATTTTTCCGTGGCCTCCGCGGTGCCGAACCCGGACAGGGAGGTGGCTTCGGTGTGGGCGACCTGCTCGGCGCGGTCGGTGGCGAACCCGGCGAACATGTCCGTCACAGCCTGGCCGGGGTCGGGGGCGTCGAGCGCCGTTTCGAGTCGGGATTCGGTGCCGGCCTCGATCGCTTCGGCCGCGTAGGCGGCGTGGTTCTGCAACCACGAAAGGGTGCGGTCTTCGTCGTAGGAATCGGGGTCCAACCCGAGCGCCCGCAGCGTCGCTTTCCCGGCCGCGGTGGCGATCGCCACGGCGACGGCGAACAGGTCGCCGGTGAGTTCCTTCACCCACCGGTCCCGGTCGTACACGGCGGCCAGGGATGGGGTGTTCGGGGCGGCGGCATCAACCTTCGAGGAAATTTCCTGTCCTTGGCGGGCGAAGTACGACGACATGGTCGATTTCGCTTTGTCGATCTGCCCGTCACCGACTCGGGCTTTGATGCGCGGCCCGTGGTGTTTCGGTGGGGCGTCCGCGGTGGGCTCGCCTTCGGGTGGGGCTGAGTCGGTGGGGGATGCCTGCCCGCCGATCAGCACGTTCAGCGGCACGACGAGTTCGTCGGCGCCGTCGATTTGGGGGAGGTTCAGCATCGAGCGGGCTTCGTTGCGGGTCATGTACGGGGCACCCGTGGACGTTTGCAACTGGGTGGCCTGCTGCTCGAAGCTGCCGCGGAGCTTTTCGGCGAGGTTGAACTCGACGTAAATGTTCTTCGTCTTCCCGAAGTCGGGGAGTAGCTGTAGCTCGATTTCCTGGGCGAGCATCTGCAACCACGGCCCGAGCGTGTCCTGGTACATGATCTTGTGTTGTTCGACGATGTTCGAATAGGTGGCGTTGTCGAGGATCCCGACCATCGGCGGCGGAATGTGGTACGCCGCCGCGACTTCCTCCCGAGTCAACTTGCGCGCTTCCAAATACTGCGCCTGCTCCGGGGTCACCGACGCGGAGACGAAACTCATGCCGTCTTCGAGCAGCGGTGTCCCACCCGACAACCCGCCCTCACCGGTGTACTGGTTTTGCCACTGCAACCGGAACCGGTCCCGGGCATCCCGAGACCAATCCGGGGCCTCAACCGGCCGTGTCAGATACCCCGACGCCCGCGCCCCGTTGCCCCACAACTGTTCCCGGTAGCGGGCTGCTTGGTATTCCTCGGCGAGGATCGTCCGCAACGTCTCGATCGGGGACGAACCCTCACGTTCGTTGTTCGGGTTGTACCCGCGGAAATGGACAACCTGATCGGCCGGGAACTGTTGGACGCCGACGCCGCCCCGGAACTCGTAATGGGAGGCGTAGAACGCGTTGTCGCCGCACGGGGTGGTGCGCCGCGGGTCGAGGCGGACCAGCGCGGCCGGCTGGTCGAGGTCTTTGACCTTCAGCCAAAACGCGTTGTCGTAGATGCACATGTCTTGGACCATCGCGTCAATCAGCCGGTACCGGGTCGTGAACGGGGCAGGCTGGTCGAACAGGGCGGCCAACGGGTGCGAGTCGAGGCGTTTACGGTCCACGTCGGATTGGCGTTTGAACAGGTGAATCCCCAACTGGGCGATGTTGCGGCCCAAAAAGCTGACGACGGTGCGAACCTGCGGTTGGGTCCGCCAAATCGTGGCGTAGTCCTGGTACACCCGCGGCGCGATCTCGATGTTCGTCGACCCGGGGAAATGCCCGAGGTGCGGCCGGTCCAGTTTGGCGAGTTGCCCGCCTGAGACGACGAACGTCACCGGTCAGCCCCGGATGCCTGCACGAAATCAACCCGGTCCCGATCGACAATGACCACACCGTCGACGTCGACAGGGTTGGTGCCAGGTTCGAGCAGCGTCACGTTTCGCAACAC